TACTCTTTATCTGATCTGTAAACATTCCTAATAATCCGGTATCCTGCGGATTTATGCGAACAGAATGCGTTTCTGAAAGATCACGAGGAAGAGGCAAAGATACAGAATATTCTGTGTTAAATTTGGCAGGCATAAGAGGAGAAGGCCTATCATATTTAGAAAATTCTATTAACATACATTCGTTATCTGAAAGACTTAACGGAAATCTTTCTTGTTTAGTTTGTTGAGATTCTCGTGATCGATTGACTGCTGTTGTAGGTTCAGAAGAAGAATCGGCTGACCGCGATTTAAATAAATCTTGTTGCGTTATTCTATAACCTGCTACACCAGACAATGAGCTATTTAAAGAATCCATCTTTTCAGCAGAAACTGACTTTAATGAATCAAGTGAAAGACCAGTTTTAGATAAGCCGTTAATAAAATTACCGCTTAGGCCTGAAGTAACAGCCGATGCGCTTTGAGTAGCTAAAGAGCCTATAGTTTTTCCAGCATTACTCGTAAAGTTTAATGGATCGAACGCCATTTAAGTTCCTCTTATAAATAAAACTATGAGCTATAAAGGTTATTTTAACGCTAAGTACCCGCAAAAATATAAAGGTAATCCAACTAATATTATTTATCGCTCTTCATATGAGCTTAAGTTGATGACTTACCTTGATCGTAATCCAAATGTCGTGCAGTGGGCAAGCGAAGAATTCTTCGTGCCTTATAAGTCACCTATTGATGGCAAAGTTCACCGATATTTCCCTGATTTCTGGGTCAAGAAGAAGAATAAAGAAGGATTAATAGAAACTATCGTGATAGAGGTTAAACCTAAATCTCAGACGATAGCTCCTATTCCAAAAACACAGATCAATAAACAGTATTTATATGAAGTTCAAACGTGGGGAATAAATCAAGCGAAATGGGAAGCGGCGAATAAATACTGTTCTAGTAGAGAGTGGAAATTCATGATAATCACAGAAAAAGAATTAGGTATCATGTTCTAATGGAAGAAGATACACAAGAGTCTATATATCAAACGATTTTAAAACAATCACAAGATGAAACGTTTGAACGTGAAGAAGAATCTCAAAGATGGTTTAGGCAGAAGGCAACAGAAGTAAGTAAAAATAAAACTGTTCCTACAAATATAATTTTAGAGAAAGAACATGTTCCTTCTATCAAGAACATTAAACAAGTAGGCAGTCTTTTTCTATATAACTATGCTCCTAAACACAAAAAAACATTAGATTATTATGATACGTTTCCCATAGTGTTTCCATTTAAAATGGTTACTCAAGGATTTTATGGATTAAATTTACATTATTTGCCGACTCCATATAGAGCCATCTTTATGGACAATATGTATTCTCTTTTGAATTCAAAGGATATGGAACAGAATACTACACGCTTGGCTAAAATGACATATAGCGTTTTAGAATCAAGAAGAAATTTAAGATTTTTTCAACCATGTATACACATGTATTTACATAAAAATATAAGGTCTAAGATAGCCTTTATTCCTCCTAAAGAATGGGAATTAGCTTTATTTTTACCTCTACAAAGATTTCAAAAAAAATCAGAAAATGTAGTTTGGAAAGAAAGCATAGCAAAAATTAAAAAAGGAATACGATAAATGCCAGGTCCATCTACTTTTACCGATGCTATAACAAGTAAAATTGCTACTTTTATAGGGTTAAATGGTACTTTACCTAAAAGAAAAACCGCTGGGTTCGATATAGAAGAATTTAAGAGTGCTATTGGTACTCGCGGTGTATTGCCTACTAATCTTTTTTTGGTAACAATCACTCCATTTTCCAGTGAAATTAATACTGCTATGAATCGCGAGACCCTTGACCCTCGTTCTTTGAGTTTTTTCTGTATGAAAACTTCTTTACCAGGAGTAGATTTGGCTTTAGAAACCAATATGCCATTAGGCACCGGTCCTGTTGAAAATTTCCCACATAGAGCAATTTTTACTGATATAGAACTTCAATTTATAGGTGATGCAAAAGGCCAAATCCTATCGTTCTTTCATAATTGGTTAAACACGATTGTAAATTTCGATGATCGAAGGGCGAATGACAAATTCTATAGAGTAGCATACAAAGACAGTTATGTTTGCAACATAAATATTACAGTATTTGATCACCAGTCTGATAAAATCCTAGAATATCGTTTGCTTGATGCTTTTCCATATAGAATAAATCAAATAGACATGGATTGGAATAATACAAACAGCATGATGAATATTGGAGTAAATTTTCAATATAAAACTTGGGCTACTGATAGAATACCTATATCTGACGCAGCATCTAGTTTTGGATTATCTAATATACAAAAATTAATGAAGTTAGGCACTATAGCACAAACCATTTCGGCTATCAAGAGACCTCAAAGTGTAGGAGATGCAATTAACTTAGTTAACAATGCAAGTATTGTTGGCGGTGGTTTATCGGGATTCTTTTAATTATTAGGAGTATACAATGGCTTTACCAAAAATATCAGTACCGGTCTTTACAATTAAAATTCCTTCTACTGGTAAAGAATTAAAATTTAGACCTTTCTTAGTCAAAGAAGAGAAGATCCTTCTTATGGCTCAACAGAGTGAGAACAGTGAAATTTTGTTGGCGCTAAAGCAAATCATCAATAACTGTTGTTTCGATGATCTAGATGTAAATCAGTTGGCAACGTTTGATTTAGAATATGTATTTTTAAAACTAAGATCACGTTCAGTTAACAATATAGCTAAGCTCAGATATCGTGATAATGAAGATGATAAGGTTTATGATTTTGAAGTTAATTTAGATGAGATCGAAGTTAAGATTGATCCTGAGAATAACAATAAGATCGATATCAATGGCGAAGTCGGTATGATCTTAAAGTTTCCAAGCGTAGCTGTAACAGAAAAAATGGCTAATATAACAGATCAAAGCGAATTATTAAATAAGATTTTGATTCATACGATTGATACAATTTATGATTCTGAGAATGTGTATCCAGCCAAAGAAAGCACTGAACAAGAACTTATAGAATTCCTTGAAAACTTAGATACAAAGTCATTCGAAAAAATCGAAAAGTTTTTTTCTACAATGCCTAAGTTATATCATGAATTGCATTATAAGAATTCGTTTGATCATGATCGTACAATTAAATTGAGTTCATTACAAGATTTTTTTACGTAGGGCTGAGTCATACGAGTCTCAAAAACTATTACACAACGGTTTTTGCGATGGCTCAGCATCATAAGTATTCAATAAGTGAAATAGAAGATTTGATACCGTTTGAAAGGGATATTTACGTAGATATGCTTTTGGCATATCTTAAAGAAGAAAGAGAAAAACGAGAAAGGGCTTCTTAATAGTGTCCGATGACATCCAACAAGAGAACATTGATATGGATGGAGATGGTAAAGTATCTAAGACTGAAGTGAATATTGCAGAAGATAAATTTAAAAACCGCCGTAGAATGGCGTGGCTTGCTATGTATGCCATGGTAGGCTTCACCGCGCTTCTCATGTCTCCTTATATTGCAGATGATCGAATTAAAGCTCTAGATAGTGTCTTCAGTACATTTTATATTGCCATGGCATCTGTCGTTGGCGCTTATATGGGCTTCACTACTTGGGCGAGTAAAAAGTAAATGAACAAAGAATCCTTAAAGAAAATATTTGATACATTTAGATCTTTATCTGATAAATTGAATAATCACAGTGAAGTGCTACACGATCACGCAGAAAAATTAGATACATTAAATTCAAAATATTCTGAAGAAGATAATATTTTCGGGCAGATACATGAAAATTTAGTTAAGATCAATGAGTCTTTAAGTTCTGTTTTATCTCTTTCTACCAATAAACCTCCTACTGATGCAGAGCCAGTTGACTCTGACGGAAAACAACAATTAGATGGACAACAACCTAAAGAAAAAGGTGGAATGGGAGGTTTACTTGGAACTATTGCATTTACACTGTTTGCAATATTTCCAACTGTTCTAGCATGGATCAAAGAAAAACGTGAAAAGATAAGTGAATTTTTGATGCCTGTCTTCGATTTTATATTTGAATCTGCTATACCGTTCTTTACTGAAAAATTACCTAAGTTTTTTATGGAGGATATTCCTGAGTACTTCTCAGAAAAATTTGATGTAGTCAAAGATTTTGTATCTGACTTTATAGGCGATATTAAAAAAGTAATAGCAGGTATTCAAAAAACTGTGGGTGAAACCATCGTAAGTCTTGCTGATAAACTGCCAGATGGTCCATTTGATGTACTCAAAGATATGAAAAAGGGGTTAAAAGATTTTGGAGAAGGATTAATTTCCGATGCAGATAATACCATAACTGAAGTCGATAAAGAGCAAGCAAAAACACAAGCCAAACGAGAAGAAAAGAAGAAGCGAGATATCCTCTTAAAACAAGCTGATGATGAAGGTAAAAGAGTAGTAGAATTAAATAAAGCTAAAGGTTATAAAGGATATGAAGTAAAGCCTGATTTTGAAAAAGGTTTAGTTAAAATAGAATATAAAGTTGACAAAATCCTTGATGGAGTATCTCAAGAATTTGACGCAAATAAATCAATGGAAACCGGAACTCTTATAGAAAAATCTGGAGGAAGTTCCAGGTCAGTTAAAGGCGATAATGGAGGAACTCCTAATAAAGACGGAGAAGGGCAATCAGCTGCAGCATCTAGTGGAGGTACTCCTGAACCTATGGGATCTTCTGGTACAGGCGAAACCGGTGCAACAACTTCAGGCGGAGCAGGAGTTCAAGCAGAAGGAGGAGCTATTCCTGAACCAAACCAAGGAACAGCTGATAAAGGAAACACTTTAGATACAAATTCAAAGGAAAATGAAAATCCTCCTGCTAAACCAAAAAGTTCTGCTCCTCCAGTAGTTAATATACCCTCAACTGGGCAAAAAGTTAGAATGCTACCGGGGCAAGGACCTCATGATATTAACGATGTTCCTGATCCCACTCCATTTTTAGGCGATATGGCAAATCAACTATTTTATAGAAGCGCATAAGGGATAATTCAATGTTACCTGCTATACTTGGAGTTGCTAGAATAGGAGCCGTTGCACTTCGTGGAGTTGCTACAGGAATAGCAGCTACAGCTAGAGTTGCAGTAAAAGGAACAGTTGCAGGAGCTAAAGCAATAGGAAGAGGCGTTGCATCCGCAACTAGAGGAGCTGGAAAAGCAATCAATGCTATAGGCAAAGCTACTAGAAATGGTGTTGCAGCAGTTGCTAGAGGTGCTAGTAAAACAAGAACTACATCTGACGATAGTAATGAACCGAATGAATATGATGAAAATGAAAATCCATCGGAGTCTGATGCAACACCGCAATCTGCTAATAACACTAATATTTCTAGAGAATCTAATTCCGCTGAAGTTATTCAAAAATCTGAAGAAGCTTCACCAGTAGATACTAATATACTTCAAGCAATATCTAACCAAATAAGCATTCTTCGTAAAACTGTAGAAGGATATGAATCATTATTATTTAAAAAGGAACAGAGTTCTGAAGCGGCAGATATAGAAAAGGAAATAGAATCTAAAGATATAGAAGACGCAACTAAAGAAGGCGTAAAACCTAAAAAAGAAGATAAAAAATCTGGAGGACTAATACAAAAATTATTAGGGGGTCTTCTTTTTGGTATTTTTGCTTTTCTTCCTAATATAATGAAGTTTTTTACTGATTCCAAAGAAGCGATTAAAGCTCTTCCTCAAAAAATAATAGATTCATTTAAAGGGATAATTGATTCTATTTCTGGAGTTATCAAAGAATATGTAGTCGATCCTATAGTTAAATTTTTTAAAGTGGATGTAGGAGCAGCGCTAGATACATTGTTCATTTTTATAGGTGATAAAATTGAAGCCATAATGGATATACCTAAAAAGATGATGAATGCGGTTTCAATGGCTATTAATGAAATAGTAACAAAAGCTATAACAACATTCATAGGATTTATAGAAGATAATCCTTATCTAAAATCCATACCTGGAATAAGTAGCGCATTAGAATCAGCACAAAAAAAATTAGAAGGTTTAAAAAAAGAAAAAAACACATTAGATACTGAACGCACCGATATAGAAGATAGAGCAAAGGCCAGAGAAAAGACTACTATATCAGACACTTTTGATAAAGCGCAAGCGGAACGGCAAGCACAATATGACAAAGAACGTCCTCCAACTGGTGCAACTGGTGGTACCGGTCAAGTAGCACAGCCTGAAATAGGAGGTAAAGTTACGCCTATTTCAGGGATGGATGACATTAAAAAAATGATTAAAGGATATGAAGGTAAGGGAATACCTGGCAAACCAGGTCAACCGTATCAAGATAGTAAAGGCTTATGGACCGTGGGTTATGGTCATTTGATAGGAAATGGAACAACTGGTCCAGGACCTTATGCAGGTAAAACTTTAAGTGAAGAAGAAATGGATGCATTATTTGAAGAAGATTTTGCAAAACACGTGAAAATGGCTGAAAAGGCGCCTGGTTGGAATATGGCTAATGAATCTGGTAAAGCTGCTATGATAGATTTGACGTATAATATGGGTCCAGGGTGGTATATTAAATTTAAAGCAGCTGCTCGGGCATTAAAAGAAGGCGATTTTGCTAGAGCTGCAGCTGAATTATTATATAAAGACGCATCTGATCCCAGTAAAGGACCGAGCGGATATTCACGGGATGTAGGGAAAAGAGCTCAAAAAACCGCAGGTCTCTTGGCAGCTGGAAAAGGCACTGGAGGTCAGTTAGGCGGAACTGCAGTCGCTGAAGCTCCTGCTGGAGTAGGAGAACAAATAGGTGCTAAACCAAAACCCGAGACTGCTGCATCTCCTCAAGTAGCAGTAGTAGTTCCTCCTGCATCACCTACTGGAGGAAATGCAGGAGGGAAAAAGCTAGTATCTAAGCCAGACCCAAACCAAGTACAACAAATGTATGCACAAGGTCTGGGCATGCCAGGAACTGCTTAGTCTTCAGCTAGCTTCTTAAAGAAGTCAAGACCATCATCGTCTTCTTCTGAAATATCAGAGTCTGCGTATTCTGCAGACTTAAGACTCTTAGGTTCCTCAAACTTCATCTCTTCAGCTCGGGCAGTCTTTGGTGCCTGTTCTTCAAAGGCATTCTTATCCCAACCAAGAACACGATGTAGGCGTGCCTTGAGTTCAGCATAAGACTTGAACTGAGAAGGATCCAAGAAAGTCTGCAAAGGTTGAATCTTGTTCAACACATCATCATACTTCTCTTCTTCAGTAAACAAAGGCGCAACTGAATCAAACTCTGACTTATCATAGTTACGATAACCTTCGACCTGACGAATCTTCATCTTGAAGTTAGCACCTTCGACCAAGTCAAATGGATTGATAGGCTCTTCGTCCTGAAACTGAGGAGTCATCAAGTCATTGATCTTATCAAAGATCTTCTTACCAAATTGAAAGAGAAAGACCTTGCCTTCGTTCTGAGGGTTGGAAGGATCTTTGACTACATAAATGTTAGACACATAATGTAGACGACGCTTTTGCTTACGCGCAACATCTTTGTTCTCTTCAAGACCAGAGTTCCAAAGCTGAGAGTTGTACTCAGATACAGGATCTTTCTGATTAAGAGTGGTCAAAGACTTTTCGATGTACCAACCACCTGGACCTTGGAAACCATGGTCAAAGTATTGAACCCAAGCATAGTCTTCAGTTTGATGGGGAGGAAGGAAGCGAATGACTGCATATCCGTTACCAGCTTTGTCTACGTCTGGCTTCCAGAAACGATCATCTTCCTTTGAATTAGAACTCTGTTTGGTGAGCTGAGAAGCGAGTTTCTCAAACTGATTCTTACGAGTCTTATTATAGTCTGCGAATGAAAATGCCATGTATATCTCCTAGTATTACAGTGTATGTTTGTATATTTCTTGTCCACATCATCATAGTGTACAGTATATTTATACCATATCCCATTAATTATGTAAACCTTTCTCGTAAAGCTTTCTTACATACTTCACGATCAAATCGAAGGAAAGGTCGGTATTTTGTACATTTACGATATACATCATTCCATATAATCTTCTCTTCGATCTTATCGTTCCAATGTTTGAAGAACTTTAAGATATCGTTTAAGATAACAAGCGTCTCTATAGAGATCTCGTTTCTTAAGAACTGCCTGAACAATTTGGGATGTTGCCCATCAGTTACCATTAGATTGTCATTTAGATCATCACCTAGCTTATCCAGTTCATTCTGGAACATATACCCTAAAGACTGTTGACGCTTAAGCCAACCAGTATATGTCTGCTCTGCCTCATTACCTAAAAGATCTCTGACCCAAGATACATCCTTATCAATAAAGTTGGCTAGAAGGAAGTTCTCAAGATCCTTTCGTTTGGCCAATTTATAGAAAAAGAACCTATCTTTTCTCGATTCAAAAGATGAGAGACGGGCACTCACTTTGCCACCATACTTAAAATAATCGTACCCGTCTCTCGTAAAATGTTGTTTAAGTGCTAAGTATTTTTGATATGCTTCAAAAGCATCCGTCATATTGGTAATTTACCCGTTTTAGGAAGATAGTTAGCGTCCTCAGCTTCTTGCTGAATCTTCGCTTTGATCCTACTTGAGCTACGAATCATAGCTGCTACGGTTTCAATTTCGAGTGAGTTCAATTCGCAGTAATGAAGAACAGCATCTAAGTAATCTAGCTTAGACTCTTTGACATATGCCTCGATCTCTTTGACGAACTCTTGTACTGGTTTTACTGATTTGATGTTTACTTTTTTCATAATTTATAAAACACATGTTTTCCTATAGCTACAGTCCTTTTACGTGGATTCGCCCATTCAGGACGAATGTCCCTTCGATGAAAATTAGTTGCTCCTTTTGTAACATCATGCATCACTTCATGATTTAATATGACTTGTTTGGCGATCTTACGACATTCACTATAGGTATATAAATCACGTACTTTCGGAGTTTTTTGACATGTCCAAGAAAATTGGCACTTATATCGATTTCTTTGATGAACAATCTTACATATAGTGTTAGGATACTCGTCGTCTTTTAATCGATTAAGCGTAACAAGAGCAACAGCCTTTTTACCTATGTCTTTTTCACTTCTTGCTTCAAAGTAAATGTTGTCTGTAAGACACTTTACTTCTCTTTCATTCAAGATCTTGTTATATGGTTTATATCCTACTTTTTGTGTAATTGTCAGAGGTACAGTAGGATTAGTGTTATAAGAAGTTGTTATAGGTGCGCATGCTAATACGGCGCACAATAAAAAATGATTGAACATATGTTCCTCCTTATTTAAGGGAGAGGACTTAAGTCCTGTTAAAAGAATCGCTTAAACATGATGAACGCCTGCAGGATTAAATGGTGCTGGCGGAGAGAATCGAACTCCCGACCTGAGGTTTACAAAACCCCTGCTCTGCCTGCTGAGCTACGCCAGCCAACACAATCTTATTTATAGCTTGATCTGGTTACGCAGTTTACGACGCGGCCAGTACAAGTAGTAGTATGCACGAGTCTCGTTGACTCCGCATTCATCGGCAATTAGCTTGACCACTTCTTTGGTCTTGAGGCTAGCATTGGCCAAATAGATGCGTTCTGCAGTTTCAAAGCCAATTCGAGTGGCTTCTTTACGGGGAGGATTGGCAAACTTTTCTTTATTCATGATATATTCCATATGTTAGGTTGTTTTCACATTTACAAGCATATAATACCGTATTTACGAAATAATGTACATAGGCCAGGATCAAATAATTGGAGGGCAATAGTACTTCAAATACATAGACTTGCTTATCTTGTATGCCTCTTTCTCCCAGGGAGACGATAAGTCATGCCATTGTTCATCGAGATCTTCATATATCCTCTTCTTCCATTTAGTTTTTCCAGATGTGAGATCTGTCAATTCACCAAGAAGATATTGCTTGACATGGACGAGTTCATGAATATATGTTTGAATGATTCCTATATTAGACAAAGAACTTCTTATGTATATAGAGAATGCTCTAGGTCTATATGGATTTCCTTTCCAATAACACAATCCCCAAGCTTCTTCCTTTATAGTAAGCTTATCATCCATCTTCACATATAGTTTCAAATTGTTAAGAAGAATCGGTCGTCCTTTGACGAGTTTAGGTAACACAAATAGAGCCATATCTTTTAGTTGTCGTTTCAACTTTTCATCATAAGAACAAGAGACTCTTATTTGCATCGATTACCTATGATATTCTTTAAACACCTGCTTAACTTTTTCTACGTAATCACTTGTATTCTTAATAAAGAATTGAGGCTCATTATCTTCTACTGCTATTAGAATGACGATCTTAGGTACTTCTATTCCTTTTAGTTCTTTGATCGCCATTGCATAAGTGGTCGTCTGTAGAAAATAATTTTCAATTTCATCTTCTGTTTTAAGACGACTTGAAGTCTTAAAGTCTAAGATAACGTTTTTACCACCCATCTTGCAAAATACATCTATTCGACCTGCGGTTTTGAGTTCATGTGAATAGATAGCAATTTCATTGCCATAGACTTCATCGATATAGTCTACATATCTTTGTATAGATCTAAACATATCGACTGCAAGCGGTGGCTGATTACCGCAGAAGTCTTCTTTATTGCGAATATAGTCTTCACATATTTTATGAAGTCGAGTCCCACGATTTGAAGCTCTCTGAGAAATACGATTAGCTTCTTCTTCCCCTACTTTTTTACGCCACTCATATAACCACGACTTATCTCTACTTCCTAATACAGTAGTGACAGATGGATACTTTTCTCCAGTAGGAGTCATATAGTATCGTTTATTATTCTCAGTAAAAGCTTCAAGTTCATGAAACTCGACTTCATTTAGTGTAAAAGTTTTACTACGTGAGACCAAGGGTATTTTTAGCAATTATATATTCCTTCACTAATCCAGATCTCACTATATCGTCTACTTCAAATTCAACGTGTGAGAATCCATTCATTTTATCTAATACGTCTATAAACGTTATTAGTCCATTTCTATCGTTGTGATAGACCAAATCTGATTGACGATAATCTCCACATAACATCATTCTGCAGTTATCACCTAAACGAGTAATAACTGAATCAAGTTCATGGAAAGTTAGATTATTTACCTCATCCACAATAACGATAGTATCGTGAAATGTATTTCCTCTGATAAAAGAAGTTGTAGTAAAGTCTATGATATGTTTAGTCTTGAGAAGCTCATAGGCATCTCCTCGTCCAAACAAATCTGTGCAGATACCTTGATAAGGTAATTCGAAGACTTTAGTTTTTTCTTTGATAGATCCTGGTAGGAATCCCATATCTCGTGTAGGAACTACACTTCTGACTATAAGGATTTTCTTATAATATGACTGCGTGTTATAAATTTCTTTCAGTGCTAGATAAAGAGAAATAAAAGACTTACCTGTTCCAGCAAGTCCATGAAGTAAAAGATTTTGACCTGCTTTCCATTGTTGAAAAGCTAGCTTTTGATTTTGTGTTATCGGCTTTATAGCTTTCAGATTAAGATGGTGTTTTTGAATCGGAGCATCTTGATCTTTAAAGGTCTGCTGTCTTTTCTTTTTCTTGTCTCTCCTAAAATGTATTAATTGTGCTACGTCGATGTGCTCGTTTAATATCTTTGAGTTTGTCTCTAAAAGCATCGTCGGGTTTCCTCAACCCCAGCCTAATTGGGTCTCCGATTCCAACAGGATGGAGTACTTGTTGTAGTTGCGGGTTTTCCACAAGAAACTCATCCTTTTTTGTGTATGAAGTGAAGAACTGGTCAAACACTTCATCCGTTTCACTATTACGAAATGTATACGTAGGCATTAATCTTCATCCTCAGTGTATTTAATGAGCGTTTCAATATCACGTGTTTTAAGAGCTGTATAGACTACTTTTTCTTTCTTCTTAAAACCTTTATGTGATCGTCTTGTATTTGGAATTGATTCATAAAGATCTTTATCTTGAGATCTTTTTTCTCTAAACGACTTGCTCATGCCTCTTCTTTAATTGCCTCGATGTTAAGATCTGGAAATGCCTGTTGTGCGATCTTTTTAGTTAAACCTTTAAATGGTAATTTTCTATCTTTAATAGAAATGATCAATTTTGCATCTAGCGGATGAATTGATTCAAGCAACTGAATGAATAAAAATTCACGTCGTGACTTAGTTAAATTTGGATTACCGCCTTCTACAAACAGATACATTCTACGAATTTCATTTAACAAACGGCTTTCTACGTCTATAGCTTCTGTAGGTTTAAACGGGGGTTCACCTTCTGGTAACAACCATTTAATACTTTGATCATATGCTAAACCAAATAAAGATTTAAAAGCATCTCGGCGGCGATGCATTAAGATCGCTTCTATTTTTTCTTTTGATGTTTTAAGTTCTGAAATTATAGACAATTCTTCATAAAGTGATTTATACATTTTTAATCCTAAAAATCATTAATGGATTCCATCAACACTTTTAAGCGATTCTTAATCATGTAGTTCATGATTTTAGATCTATTCTTGCCAGTTTGTTGTTCAAACTGAGTCATGATAGCTTCGCGAATATGTGTTGGTGTAAACCGAAGATCAATTAGACATTCATTTCGTTTATAGTTACGCAGTAGTTCTTCATTACAAAATTCTTGTGGAGTGGAATATGAAATCCACTCGGAAAGATTCTTTTTAAGAATAGGTTTTTGTCTGATGTTATCAACAAAACTATTGTCTTGAGACAAGAAGTTTGGAATACCATCACCAACGTCGCCTTTAATAATGTGTTCTTTCATGAACCTCTTAGGATCATCTGCTGAAACATATTTCTTATTTATAGGATCGAATTGTTTCACTGTAACTGCACTATTGTATGAGTGCAGCTGAATGAAGTCCTTATCGCCAGATAGAATCAAGATATGTTCTTTTTGAGATGGATCTCGCTTAGAGAATTCTTGCACCAATACACCAATAACGTCGTCAGCTTCTGCGCCATCAAGATGGATTACAGGATATGGGAAATTATCTTTAAGTTCTTCGCGAATGGTGTTTAGGCAATTAAAGATCAAAGACCAATCGATTTCAGACTCTTCACGATTCTTTTTTCGATTGGCCTTGTAATAAGGAAATACATCTTTACGCCAACTACGCTTACCATCTGCAGCGATGACTAATTCGCCAAAATCAGATTTAAACTTTTTATTTAGAGAGCGAATTGTATTCAACACCATAGATCTAAATAGATCCAATTCAATTGGTGTCTTTCCAATATGTTTGCCATACATGGCCATAATATTTGCAATCATGACTTGATTTAAGTCAAGGATAATCATTTTATACTCCGAAATTAATCTTCAATAGGTTGTATACAGTCAGCATTTACAGTTTCATCTATGAACGTTTGAATAGGATGATAGATGTTCTCATGTCGTAATAGTATCGCTTTTAAAGAAATAAGTATATAGGCAATGTCCTTTGTGTTATCTATATCGTAACCATGATCTGAAGTTATTCTAAAAATCTCTTTGGTAAGTTCTTCTACAAAGCACTCTATAACTTCCGTCTTATTTGCTACAATCATTTCTTTAAGTTCTTCGACAGTTGCAGCTGGACCAAACCGTTTGGAATGTGGGAAAACTATTACGTTTTCAGCTAATTTTTGAGGTGCGCTTTCTAGCATAGAAGGCCTCTTTTTTTATTTTATTGATTTTAATAGAATACAATCATCATTAATTCGACCATTTACTTCGATAGGTTTAGTCGTCAAATCAGACATAAGTTTCTTTAAAACTAATTTTCCTCCAGTTAAAACCTTTTGAATAATGTCTTCTGGTTTCCTAAGCTTCTTCTTAATACTAGAAGTTTGATCATAATCGACAATCGTCGTTCCCTTAACACTAAGACCTTTATCGTTTATAGCATTAAGCATAGTCAAATGACCGTATTTCGTATTATACACCCAAAGTTGTTGGGCTGATACGATCGATTCAGGAGAAATAGATTTAATCTTAAGCTTAGTAAATTCCTTCTGATACTTTAGCTTATTTATCAACTTACTAGCAGTAACTTCTTTCTTTTTACGAGGTTTACGAGGTTTAGATACTTTCGTATTACCTACAAATCGTTCAATATCGTCCATACATGAAGTCAACTGCTTCATGATAGCTTTCTTTGAAGCATTAGGAAGATAAGCATAGGCTTCAGTTAGTTGTTCATCCTTACCTTCTACCATTTCGGCATGTTCAGCATGAATCTTAGAAACTAATGTTTTGATATGATTGCAAATCTGCGAGTTAAGCTGATTGCGTTGAAGATATGTGTATAAAGAAAACTCTATCTTTGTCTTGCGTTCATAGTACCAAGAATGAATCTCATCATCAATATGAATCACATGAGGTTCAGCAAGCACTTTGATTCTATCTTGAATGGAAACTACTTTTGCGCTTGATTTATCTTCTTTTAATTCTCGTTGATTATAAGATAAAGCTTTTTCAATTCTGCTCTTAACTTGACCCTCTAATTCTCCGGCAAAAATAGTTCCATTGGATTCTATTCTTGCAAGAACAGATGCACTATTTTTAGCAATATTACCAAGTGAATTTAAATTCACGATATTTGAAATATCGGTTTTACTATATCCATTTTTTTTCATATAATCGGTAAGCCATTTGTCTTTATCTTTTTCATCAGACATGACATTATACCAATTAAGCATTTTACAAAGTATTCCATCATTTTTAGATGTAATTGCTTTCTTATAGATTGGTTCCTCACCCCAAAACTTTTTGGCAATGAGTTTATCAGTAAGCGAATTAATAGCCATTATAGAAGCTTCTTTTCTCGTAGAATATTAGTAAACAAATTTTGCCATTCTTCCGTTCTTCGATCCCAGTTATAGAACGTATCTATATAGTTCTTAGTAGTTTCTAAAGAACCCTGAACATTTTCAGTCATTACATCATTGATAGCTTTATCTAGCATAGAATAGAAGATGACCATGTGATCGCGAATATCTTCACGATATTGATACATCCATGTAAATCCAGCAGACGTTTCAGGTAGAGCACCATAATTTGGATGAACACATAAACATCCTGCGCTCATTGCTTCCATCAATGCGATACAAGATGTTTCAACCCAAATAGATGGGTAAGCAAAGATGTGAGCTTCTTGTAAAGCTTTTCTCACTACATCGTTTGGCTGAAATCCGTGATAATTAATCTTTGGATGATTCCTACATGCATCAAATAGAGCTTCGTATGGTTCATCTCGTTGCTTCCATCCATAGATCTCAAAACTAGAGAATACATCTAGTTCGATGTTATCATACTTCTCTGCCAATTTGGTAAAGACTGGAACAAGTAGATTTAAACCACGATGAGGAGTAGTATGATAAATTAGCTTAATCTTATCTTTGTTCTTAGGAAGAAAAGGAATAGGCTCAATGGCATTTTGAATCACACGACTCTTATACCAAGGCATATTAAAATGTTTGATATAACTCTGCATTTGCCAATTAGAGACGAACACGCACTTTTCAAATTTGTTCCAGCCACCTGATCGAAGATGTTCAGACTCAGGATCTTCAGGTAGATCATGTAGCCAATAAATGGGAATAAGTTTAGGATCAATTTCTCGAACACGAGAACATATTACTTGAAACTTATCTAGAAGCTCTGGACTGATACGATCTTGAAGTCCATACTTCATTCGTTCAGTGCCACCCATTGAATTTTTTGAAAGTTCGTCTACTGATACTGGCATATTAACCTCATTCTTAAATAAGGAAAAGGGGTCCCGAAAGACCCCTTCCCAACCTTAGGTCTAGCGCTGAGCGACTAGAGCACGATGACCTGCAGCGACTACTGAACGAGTAGGCTTACCTAACTTGTAAAAAGAAGTCTTCGTCTTACGTTCATTGAAATAAATCGCATAACCTTCATTGCGAAGGTCATTGATCGCAGCACTAGGATTCTTTAGACCAAAGCGAGCAGCGATCTGCTTGGTGGTTAGATGCGCGCCATTTTCAAGAGCATTAAGTAGTTTTTCAGACTTAGTCATTATAATCTCCAATATAACAAAATTTCTAGTGTTGGTCACTAGCACCCATGATATAGTAACATATAGTATTATATATGTACATCACATTCTTCTATTGCGTGTGCCGATGGTGGTCACATCAATCTCATCACTAATGTATTGATATGCACCTTTATTGTACATCAGTGCAATTCTCTTACTCTTAGCTAGAATCTGTTCTTTTACGTGTTCTGGTTCTTTATCAAGAGACATACGATCCATAATAGAATTACGCGAACATACTGCAGGATCCATACTTTCTAGTGATTTAATATGGGCAGTACTACGCATATGCACGGTTTTTGGCTTGTATTCCTGAAAAGAACCCGAGAATCTCTTAGCTTCTAAAGAAGATACTTCAGGTAACTTATTCTGCTTTCTCCATTCATTGTATTCGCCAAGAATTTTTTGCTTTGCTTTGGTCAACTTCGTTTTCTTCTTTTTTGGAGAAGAATTCGCAAATATCATCATGTTACTTTCTCAAGTAGTTGAATGTTTCTTCAGGACTATTACTCATAAAGGTATTATATACTGCGTTTTTATTAATTGACATGGCGTGTTCAGTTATGCTTTTTATACGTTCTTGTGTGTCTCTGTTATTACCATATACGGAATGATACACTGAAGTAACATTTGTTTTAAACTTAAGAAAATTATAAATGTTTGCTTTATCGTAACACGATTCACTGATGTCAATAGATGTATCACTACCAAAGCATATGCCTAAATTTGGAAAAGCTTTTTTAATACTTTCAGCAAAAGTTTTCTTTTCTTTTGAGATCTTATCCCATTGTTGGTATCTCTTAATCTCATCTTCTGATGCCGTCTTTCCAACTAAAGAAAAATTTATCAACCCAGTACGGTATTCAATATTTGGTCCAGATCTTGTCTTAAAATCCGACATCTTTAGAAGAGATTCGAGAAATGAAATCAATTCATAAGATGGTCTCCAAGTACTTACCACATGTTCTTTATTTTCTTTCCATATAGAGTTACCACCACTGGTGAATACGGCTTGACAATTATCAATAATTCTACGTCCAAGCCTAGGCATAATGTTTTGATAAGTGTTATTGGTGCAGATATATACGTCTTTCTTAAGCATCCAATGTTCAAACCAACGCATAAATTGAGATTCAATTGGTTGATTAGGTAAAGCTAATACGCCATCTACATCAAAGATATAAGATTTCATTTTAAGTCATCGTGAAAATCAATCGTCACATATTGACCATCGAGGTTATAGCCACAAGCTTTAAGGAAGAGTGTAAAAGCTTCACACACCTGTGATAAGTCAGAATGGCTAGGAATAGAATAATCTACATCATCTTCTGGAATAGAAGTATATGTATTAGGAGAATCTTTGATAATAAATCTTTTCATAATTAATCCCACAAGTTTCTATAATATTTTCCAAATAATTCGAATCCTTCTTGCATGCGATCTTGAAACTGAAGATAACCTTCAGAGTCAAATTTATGCGTGTCATTAGGACCAAGTTTCATAATCGAATATTCAGTTCCTTCAACATCCTCAAAATAAATGTCATGTTCACCAGAATGAAACCGTTCTTCCCAATCAGTATTTATCTGTTCAAATGACCAAATCATTTTATCAAGTGTCTGAGTCCATCGCTCATGCCCGTTTTCCCACGCAAGCGAATCGCCTTCTTCATAGAAGGCAAAACAATATTGAGCTGAATTGGATGTCTGATCAAATTCCTCAAACCAAGGAGAACCGTGTTTTGTTTCTTTCAATTGCTTAAGCATAGGAAGAACAATATATGCAAGAGTAGATTCCATATTCCATGTATCGTACTTATCGATGCGAACATCAATCTTACGCTCATCAGAATATTTCTTAAATGGACCGATGTAAACTTTCATTATGTTTCCTAAAAATGGTCGGAGTAGCCAGATTCGAACTGACGACCCTCTGGTCCCAAACCAGATGCTCTACCAAACTGAGCTACACTCCGAAATAAATGGTGGGT